AACACCCCCTTTATAAATTTAATACTATCGGAATAATACGATGTCCTCGCCGTTGGTGTAGTTAACATCAAAAGCATAGTCACATCTGTAACGTACAGTTCTATCTCCAGTTACTTCGTACTGTGGTAAAATAGATACGTTGTTCCACTCTGCATCTAAAGCAGTTCCAAAGTGTAGGTTAGATACGTTAGCCGCTACGATTGTGTTAGGAGAAACGAAGGGCAAAATAGCCAATCTGTTACCTAAGAAATCCAATTCTTTAGCACCAATGTAATAAGAACCTGCTCCGTTAGCTGCTGCTGCTTGAGCTAAAGAGTAAGCTTTACCCAAACCTTTGTTTCCAAAGATGTAGAAATCTGGGTCATCTTCTACTGACTCGCTCAATCCGTTGTATACGCTTGTCAATACTGCCAAAGCGTTAGAAGCGTTAATGTAGTTGATGTTACCACTTGTGAAAGTACTTGTAAATCCGCTTGAATTAAAAGGAATAGAAAAAGTAGTACCATCTATAACTGTGATAGGGTAAGATGTTCCATCTAAATCACTAAATTCAGTTCCAGTAAATCCTAAACAAGATGAAAGAGTAACTACATCGCCAGTTTGTAGGTTAGCAGTTGAAGCCACTTCAATAACTGATACCGCACCTGGTGTAAAATCAGCCATTGCTACTTTAGTAGAGTCTAATTTGTTAACATCGCTACCAGCTTCCATCAAAGGAATCAAACCAGTTACTACGTTAGAAGAAGCAGATACTGTGATTTTAGATAATTGACCAGCAGCAACTGAACCTCTCCAAATAGAAGCGTCAATAAACTTAGAACGAATCAAAGCTTGTTGCTCAATCAAAGCCTCTTCGATAGTTGCAGGAGGAACGAAATCGCCACCACGTCCTCTTGGCTGCTGAGCAGCGTACCAAGTAGCGTTAAGTGATTGGTAATCGTACTCTACTGCTTCCATAAATTTCTTAGGGTCAAGGTATTTCTCGCCCAAAGTCATAGACCCTGCGCTATTAAAAGCTGCCACAGAATCTTGTACGTTAATTGTGTTAGCCATTGTCTTAACTACGGCTCTTGAGTCAATATCAGTATGTACTGAAATCAATCCGTTTTCAATCGTTCTACCTCGTAGTACCGACTGCGCTATTATGCCCTCTAAATCCTTACCGGCATAAGTGTTTGGTGAAATTGTTGGTGTTGCCATTATTTAATGAAATTTTGAAAGTTATTTAAATGTTGTTTCCAAGTCGGCTCATTTACCGAGTTTGTCTTGTTTGATTTTGTTGGAGTAGGCTCTACGAAGTTTTTGAAAGCTTCAGCGATTTCGTTTTTGATAACCTCGCTTAAATTTTCTTTTTTGTCTTCTACTACTTCCTCCTCCATTGGCTGGTCTTCTGCCTCTTCTTCTTCTTTAGGCATCAATTCAGCCATAGCCTCTTCTAAAGCTACTAATCTTGGCTCAAGTATCTGCATTACTTCATCTACAATCGCCGTTTGTTCTTCTGGTGTAACTTCGTTGTCCACTTCGTTCTCTACACTTGGAGTTTCGCTTTCGTTAGAAATCTTATTCCAAATCTTCTGAAGCAAAGTTTTTTCTTCAGTCACAACATTTGGTGTTGTTTCTTCCATTTTTTCTTCTTTTTGATTTATAAAATTAGGTACTAATAAGTCTTTGTTTACGAATGTATCTCTTGAGTAGTTAGCTACTTTTTTAGTTTCCCACTCTTTGCCTACAAATCCGTATTTTTTCGCTTCTTTAAAGTTTAGGTATTCGCCATGTCCGCCGTTACGTTCCATTAACTCGGCAATTACTTCTTTTTCTACTCCTAAATTTAGATACACTTGATTAATTGCGCCTTGCCATTTCTCAAGGTCGTTAATCATATCTTGCATATCGTTCTCGTTGCCCTCAACGTAACTCATAACCTTATGAACAAGGAATAAACCAGTGTTGTCCATATAAATATTTTTTACGCTTGTAGCTGCGCTTCCTATAATAGTAGAAGCCGAAGCATTTACACCTCTATAATAAGTGTTAATTGTTGCACCGCTATTCTTTAATAGTGAATAAATAGCCAAAGCGTGGCTAACATCGCCACCTAAACTTTCTAAAGTAACATTGATTACATCAACACCTAAATTTTGCAAGGCTTTTATCTCCTCTGCTTTCTGTTCGCTTGTATTGGCTTTATACTCCTCGTAAGTATCTGCCCAAACATTGTACCCTATGTCGCCAAATATTTCTATATCGGCAACATTATCGGTTTTCTTTATATTTAAAAAGGGTGTTACTTTCATATCTCGTAAATTTACTACGTTATAATTATAATTTTTGTAAATTATCTATTAGTAATGTTATAAATAGTTTGTAGCGATACGCCATACTTTCGAGATAGTTTATTTCGCAACTCCATTACGCTAATTCTACCAGTATTTTGGTTATAGAAATCTGCCTTTATTACTTCCTTAATTCTGTCTTTGTGATATAACCCCTTATCGGCTAAATCTAACGCATCGTTAATATGTTCTTGCTTGTTCAACATTTGATACTTTTGTTTGTAGTTTAGTAAAATCCTGCTCTACGTTAATTACTTGCAGTTGTCTGTTCTCCGTTACGCTTACCAACTCACTTACACCTCTGCTCACTTGGTCGCTTATCGTTCCTACTGGTGTAGGTGCTACATATCCGCCCTCTGCAAACATCTTCGGAATACGCATATTGTTTAAAGCATTCATAAAGTCAACTCCGTAGCTATCTACTGTGCTTTTCTTTACGATATACTCGCCACCCTCTGCCTCAAATCCACCACGACCAGCAACAGTAAAAGGCACTCCGCCTTTTGAATGACTTGCGCCTTGAATAAGTCCACCATCTTGGAACTTTTGCGCTGCGATTGTAGCTACTTGAGCAGCACCCAAAGCACCAATGGCGATAGCGTTTGCAGTTCTTAATGCTTGTACTGGTGTAAAGTCCGTAGTCTCTGCTAATGTCTTTAGCACCGCTTGAGCAGTATTAACAATAGCCATACTAATCTGCATAGCCTTCTGTCGTTTAAATGCTCTTTTCTCTATTTGCTCGAGTTTTTTATCCGCTTGTTCTTGACTTAATATTCCAGCTTCTACTTGCTCTTGAATTTTTTGTTTATTACGTTCAGTAATAGTGGTCATTAAGTTACCTACATTGTTTAAAATATTGGAAACCTCAGTCAAAGAACTCTTTAATTTTTCTTTTCCTTCTTCATCTAATCCTAAACCTTCAACCAAATCAAGTCCCTTAATTCCTTCATCTGCATTGCCTTGAACAGTATTTTGTATTTCTTGCATTTGGGTATTTATCTCGTTAAGTTGCTTTTTAAGCGCTGTTTCTTCTTCTGGTGTTAATGGTGTTATAAGACCACCACTACCGTCTGCGCTTATTTGTTCTAACTGCGCTTTAATCATTGTAGCTTGATTAGTTAAAGATTCTAACTCCAACTCTGCTTTTTGTTGTTGGTATTTTCTTTCGATTGCCAGTTTTTGTTCAGCAGTTAGGTTAGCTTGTTCCAACTCTCTAAACTTTTGAAATTCTAAATCGGTTATTTGGTCTTGTAAAACTTGTTTAGATTTTGCTTCTTCTTCTTCAATAGCTTTTAACTTTAACTCTGCTATCTTATTTTCGCTTTCAGCTATAATTGCTTGACGTTCTAACTCGCTTAGATTTGTTTCAGCTAACTGCGCCTCTCGCTTGTTCTTTTCTATTTCTATTAATGTAGCTACTTCATCACCTCCCTGCGCTTGGATTAGTTTTAACTGCGCTGCAAGGTTTTCATTTTGCAAAGTATATCTCTCGGCTGCTATTTGTTTTTCAAGTCGAACTATTCCACTTTTCTCATTTGCTTGTGCTTGTAAAAGTGCTAATTCTTTTTGGAATAACTCCTCTGCTTCTTCTGCACTATCGGTAGCTAATTGACTTCTACCCTTTTGAATCTCAAATTCAGTCTGTGCTATTTGTGTCAAATTTTGCAAACGCTGAGACTCTAATGCACTCGCTTCCTCTAATTTAGCTATGATTTCTTCTTGTGATAGATTTGCTTTATCTGCTGCATCTGCTCTTAATTGTGCTACTTGAGCCTCTATTTGTGCGTTTTCTTTTAATAGGTTTCTACGCTGGAATACTAACGCATTTTCTTTTTCTTGTAGTGCTATTGCTTTTTGTGTATCTGCTGCTATCTCATCTGCAAAGCCTTTGACTGCTTCTTTGCCATCTTCATATAATTGCACTACCTTTTCTCCAGCTACTTGTACTTTTCCTATTGGGTCTTCTATTCCAGTAACACCCTGCGCTACGCTATTTGCTAAATCTTTAAAACCCTCTTTTATATCTCCACTGAATATCTTTGCTATCGCCTTACCAGCTAAACCAAAAGCTTCTATTCTGTTGATTATATTATCTCGTATAGCATCCCCAATAGACTTAAATACATCTTGAATGTTTAACTCTTTAACATTGTTAAACGCATCAAAAATAATCTTACCTAAATCAGCAAATTTGCTCGTGATGTTAGCCGT